TTACTCTCCAGTCAACATTGACAGACACGCAACCACTTACTTTTCCAATTACATTTAGGACTAGCTACTTCGAGATTATTTAATTATGTCAGAATCTGAAATTACTGAATTGGTGCGTAAGTACCGTGCTATTATTATCTTCGCAAACCAAAGAACTGGAAGCACCAGTTTAATGAATTGGTTTATAAGAGATCATAAAAAATATATACAATATGATGAGATGTACGAAGCAGTACGGGCACTGGGTTATGAAGTATATGAATCCAATAACGCAGAAATTTTCGATGCTGATATTGGCGTGTTTAGAGATGTGATTTTTCAATATAGTAAAGACAAAAATATTGAGAAGTTAGAATTAGCTATTAAAACAATTATGTCTTTTAGACTTAGCTTTAAAATTATAAATGAATATCTTCCATTTGAGATCTCACAAATTATTTCAAAGTATATTAATTATTTTCACTATAGCGCAATATTTCTACATAGACGTAAAACAATCGAAAGACTTCTTTCTCTGTGGTTTAGTTTGAAAACAGAAATATATCATCCAACCAACGCTGAAAAAATTGCTAAGTTCAAAACAAGTAAAAAGAAAATACCTAAAATAGATGTACAGTTTTTGATTGATAATCAGAAACAAGTAAATGATATAAATGTAAAGATATGGGAAACATTGCGGAGAGCTGGATGTCGTTACGTCGCTATCTCATATGAAGATTTATATAGTGACATGGCAGATTCAACTATTCTTCATATTTGTTTCCGTTGGTTATTTTATCAGGTGTGGGACTTTACCGAAATCAAACAAAGTGGTAAAATGAACCTTGATAAATACTATTATGAAATGAAAGGCATAGAAGAATTAGAGCAAGCTCTTGAAAAAATAGACAAGCCTAATTTTGGAAATATGCATGTTGATGTATGATGGAGTGATTATTGTTAGATATTGAGAAGATACTTTTAGAATGGCAATCTGACAGCGTTATAAATGATAATAAATTAGACCAAACATCTGTAGATACTGCTAAGTTGCATGCAAAATATTTACAGTGGTTGTCGTTAGCCAAACTTCAATTAAAAAAAGCTCAAATGAATCAGAAATCTTTGTTAAAAGATAAATGGTTATATTATAATGGTAAGATGTCACAAGATGAAATCGAATCACGTGGTTGGGACTACGATCCATTTGATGGTTTAAAGGTTATGAAAGGTGACATGGATTACTATTACGATTCTGATAAAGATATTCAGAAGACAGAAGAAAAGATTGCGTATTTTAAAACGTTGGTGGAAACGCTACAAGAAATAGTTGAAACACTACGTTGGCGTCATCAGACAATTGGTAATATTATAAGATGGAAGCAGTTTGAAGCAGGTGGATAAGTTAGTACTCCAAAAGAAAAATGAAAGTAATATGCTAGTTGGTTGTGACTGGGGTATTGGTGCTGAGCTTTCAGATTTCTTTTCCTTTTACGTTCCAGGTTATAAGTATATGCCAGCATATCGTAATAAGGTATGGGATGGTAAGATACGTTTGTTTAATCAGCAAAGCCATGAGCTTCCTCTTGGTTTACTTCCATATGTACAAGACTTTGCTAAGAAACGTAACTATGCTATTGAGTATGAAGATAGTGATTATGGATCTCCTGAACAAGTAAATGATGTAGATCCAAAAGAGATTATGTCATTCATCGAAAGCTTAGACTTACATAGCCGCGGCGAAAAAATATCTGTAAGAGAATATCAGTTTGATGCTATTTGTGAAGGCATACGGCGTAAAAGAGCTGTACTGTTATCTCCAACTGGATCAGGTAAATCACTTATCATTTATGTTTTAATGAGATGGTTCCTTGAACATCACGATCAAAAAGCTCTGGTTATTGTTCCAACCACTTCACTTGTAAGACAAATGTATTCTGACTTTGAAGATTACTCATCTCATGACCAATCATTTATTTCAAATGAAGAATGCCATGTCATTTATTCTGGCCAACCAAAAACAAATATACAAGAACGTGTTTTTATTAGTACATGGCAATCCATATATAAGTTACCGGTAACATGGTTTGAACAGTTTGGTGTCGTGTTTGGTGATGAGTGTCATGGGTTTAAGTCAAAGTCATTAACTTCGATTATGAACAAAGCGCGTAATGCATCCTACCGTTTTGGAACTACCGGCACTCTCGATGGAACTCAGACCCACCAGCTGGTACTCGAGGGACTTTTTGGTAAGGTGTTTAAAGTTACAACAACTCGATCATTGCAAGATAATGATACACTAGCACCTTTACAAATTCTAATGGTTGTATTAGATTATGATGAACAAACAAAGAAAGACTTCGGATCTAAAACATACCATGATGAAATCGACTTTATTGTTAGAAATGATAAACGAAATAATTTTATTCGAAACTTAACTCTTGATCAAAAAGGGAATACACTTGTACTATTTCAATTTGTTGAAAAGCATGGTAAAGTATTGTTTGACTTAATTGAATCAAAAGCAGATATAAATAGAAAAGTATTCTTTGTTTCCGGTAATACTGAAGCTGCAGATAGAGAAGCTATTCGAAAGATTACGGAAGGACAAAAAGATGCTATTATTGTTGCAAGTCTTGGTACCTTTAGTACTGGCATTAACATACGGAACCTGCATAATATTGTATTTGCGAGTCCCTCGAAATCACAGATCAAAGTACTACAATCGATTGGGCGGGGCTTACGGAAATCAGACAATGGACAGACTACTACGCTCTACGACGTAGCAGATGATTTACATTGGAAAAGCAGAAAGAACTATGCTCTAGTTCATGCCGAAGAGAGGCTAAGAATATATAAAAATGAAAAGTTTAAATGCAAAGTCTATAAGGTCAGCATATGAAAAATTTTAAACAGTTTAAGATGAGTAACGGTGATGAAGTACTTGGTGAAATTCTTGGACAAGAAGATGACGATATTATTGCTCGCCATTGCTTACGATTGTTTAAAGTTGATGTAGATCCACAGACTACGTATTATACTTTTCGCCCTTGGATGATTTTAAAAGAAGATACAAAAGAACCTGTGCAAATTAACGCTTTCCATATTGTTGGTATGTGTCAACCATCTGGTGAAATGTTAGATCAATACAAATATGCTTTAAAGAAATTAAAAGAGCAAAACCGAGAAAGAAAGGTACTTTCACTCGATGAAGCTTATGATAATCTGTCTAAACTATGGGAACAGTCAGAGGACGAACAGATAGATGAGTACGGCGACTATGATGAAGATAATGTCGTTCCACTATTTGACGTAGATAAAGATAAGTTGCACTAGTATATCCCCACCTCAAAAACCTCTTTAATATTATACCAGGTTTCACGCGTTTGTAAACCCCTAAAATGTATTTTTTTACATATTTTTTTTTCAAAAAAGTGGTTTACTTTTCTGCAAAAATAGTTTAGAATAGTAACTATTGATTGGAGGACAATATGGCAAGAAAATCTAAAAATGTACATTATGTAAATAACGCCGAGTTCTCTCAGGCTGTAGTTGATTATGTAAAGACTGTGAATGCAGCAAAGGAAAAAGAAGAACCTTTGCCCATTGTTCCAGACTATATTGCAATGTGCTTTTTAAAGATAGCTGAAAACCTTTCTCATAAATCAAATTTTATTCGTTACACTTATCGTGAAGAAATGGTAATGGATGCTGTTGAAAACTGTTTACGTGCAGTTGAGAATTACAATATCAACGCAACCACAAGAACTGGCAAACCGAACGCGTTTGCATACTTTACACAAATTATTTGGTATGCTTTCTTACGTCGTATTCAAAAAGAAAAGAAACAACAAGATATTAAACACAAGTATATGTCTCAGTCTGGTGTAGAAGCTTTCATTATGTTAGGTGATGAAGAAGGCGGCTTGGCTGTAGCTTCTCATTTTGTTGACGTACTAAAAGATCGTATTGAAAAAGTTAAAATATACGATAAAGAGATTAAAGAATATACGAAGAAAGAAAAGGTTAAACGTAAAACTCGTTTGGCTGATTCGAATCTCGAGGATTTTATTGACGAATGAAAATTGCTATATTGAACGATACACACTGCGGAATTCGTAATAGTTCCGAAGTGTTTCTAAATAATTCTGCAAAATTTTATGATGAAATATTTTTTCCATACTGTAAAGAACATGATATTAAGCAAATCGTTCACTTGGGCGATTACTATGATCATCGTAAGTTTGTTAATTTTAAAGCTCTCAACCATAACCGTAAACATTTCTTAGATAAACTAAGAGAGTATGGTATGTCTATGGATATTATTCCAGGCAATCATGATACATACTATAAGAACACAAATGACTTGAACTCTTTAAAAGAACTTCTTGGTCATTTCATGAATGAAATCCATATTATTATGAAGCCAACTGTCATGGATTATGATGGTTTCAAACTAGCCATGCTCCCTTGGATTACTTCAGAAAATTATGAAGAATCTATGAACTTTATTAAGAACTGTAAAGCTGATTGGCTAGGTGGTCACCTCGAACTTAATGGATTTGAAATGATGAGAGGTGTTCGAAATACACATGGTATGGATCATAAACTTTTCTCTCGGTTTGAAAAGGTTTTAACTGGTCACTACCACGTTGGCTCAATTCAAGATAACGTGCATTATCTTGGTTCTCAAATGGAGTTTTTCTGGAGTGATGCTCATGATCCAAAATATTTCCACGTTCTTGACACGTCTACAAGAGAATTGGAAAGAGTACGAAACCCTCATACCCTGTTTCATCGTATTCGTTATGACGATGATGGGTATGATTACACTAATTACGACGTATCTCAAGCTGATGGCAAGTTTGTAAAAATAGTTGTAATTAATAAATCTGACCTATTTACATTTGATAGATTTGTTGATAGAATACAGAATAGGCCAATCCATGAATTAAAGATTGCTGAAAACTTTAATGAGTTTGTTGGTGAAAATGTAGAAGATGAGTCAGTATCAGTTGAAGATACCGAAACACTCCTTGATAGTTATGTAGATGCGGTTGACACAGAGCTTGATAAATCCCGTATTAAAATTAGTATGAAACAATTATTGACCGAAGCACAGGCTCTTGAAATTTTATGATAGTATTTAAAACTTTACGTTGGAAAAACTTTCTTAGTACTGGTAATCAGTGGACAGAAATCCAACTAAACCGAACAGCATCAACTCTTATTGTTGGACAAAATGGTGCTGGTAAATCAACAATGTTAGATGCGTTATCATTTGCTTTATTTGGCAAACCACACCGTAATATTAATAAACCTCAGCTCATTAATACAATTAACAATAAAGACTGTTGTGTTGAAGTAAACTTCACAATCGGTAAATCAGAATTTTCAGTTAAGCGTGGCATTAAACCAAACATTTTTGAGATTTGGAAAAATGGTACGATGATGAATCAATCATCACACGCTAAAGAGTACCAGAAGATCCTCGAACAAAACATCATTAAGTTGAACCATAAGTCGTTCCACCAAATTGTTGTGTTGGGCTCTTCCTCCTTCATTCCTTTCATGCAGCTTCCAGCGCAGCATAGACGTGATGTTATCGAGGATCTTCTGGACATTAATATTTTTTCGAAGATGAATCAGATCGTAAAAGAAAAGAATGCTGAGTTAAAAGATAAACTAAAAGACTTAGGCTATAAGCTTGAATTAAATAAAGAGAAGATTGAACTTCAAAAAAAATATATTCGCGAAGTAGAGGAGTTAAGCAATGATCAGATCGAGGAAAAAGAAAACGAAATCTCCATTGCAGAAGAAACCATTTCGAGTTTACAGTTGGAAAACGTCAACTCGTCCGAAGAAATTGAAAAGCTCTCCGAAGGTCTTGACGAAAGTCTCAAAAAGAACAACGATAAGAAGCAGACGCTC